TCATTCCTGTTTACGAACCATTCAACCGTCGAGTCTTTTGCTACGAAATCGAGGTGATGTGATGGGCATCAATGTCACGATAGATTTGAGCGGAGCTACCAAGAAAGTATCGCAAGCGTCAGAACGTAAAGCAAGGTTAGAGATTGCTGACCAAATCTTATCAGATATGGAACCGTATGTTCCGTTATTGAATGACCCGCTACGCACTAGCGGTCATGTGGCAGGCGACGGCTCTAAGATTATCTATAACACACCATACGCACGCGCTCAGTTTTACGGTGGTGCTTATAACAAGTACCGCAGTTTTAGCTTTAGCAAGTATACAACCCCTGGAACCGGGAAGCGCTGGGACCTAAAGGCATCAGCAAACCACGGGAACAAGTGGGCAGAAGTCGGATTGAGAGCAATGGGGTTTAATAAATGAAAAGTAACAATGATTTTAACGTTGTTTTGCGCGATTTTATCAACACCCTCGGTCTACCGCTTGCTTGTGAGCTTGACTTCCTAAGCGAGTTAGATTCTTTGGTCCTATACCCACTACCAGGCGGTAAGGTTGAGCGTGTTTATATGGACGGCTCGCGAGATGTGACTCTAATTTTCGAAATCGCAGTAAAGGTCAAAGATCAGACTGTCGCAAGTGAGTGCCTTTGGGAAATCAACAAAGCACTATCTGAATTTGATCTGGTCTTACCGAGTCAAAACAACTCATATATTTTTAATAACTTAACTACTACCCAGCCGTCCTTGAACGAACGGGACGAGCAGGGCTTTTATATTTATCTGCAGGATATCACTGCAAACCTAACAATTCTAAATAACAAAGGAGTGTAATATATGGCACGTCAAAAGAACGCCCTACGCGGGCATTTTATCGCACAAGTAACTGATCCAAAAACTGAACCTGATAAATCAGCTTACTTGGAAATTGCAAAATGGATCACAGATGTGGATGATGATACAGATGAATCTACCACATCAGTGGCATACTATGACGGTGATGGAACAGAAGAAACTACTGTTACCGGTGTCAAAGAATCATATACGTTCAAAGGGACTTATGACAACGAAGACCCAGCCATGAAGTATATTGCTGCATTGAAACGCAAGAAAGACAACGACCGGCTTGTATGGCACAAGATTGTAGACTCTGACGGCAAGAACCAACACGTCGGTATTGCTACCGTTACCAATATCAAAGCTGGTTCCGGTGCCGCTGCAGACTACGAGGAGTTTGGATGCAAGATTGCTTATAACTCTATTCCTAAAACTACAGCGGTTGTAGGATAATACTTGAATTTAACAGCGCCCCTGTAAAGGGAGCGCTCTTTTTTGTGCATTAAAGGAGGAAATCATGTCTATTTTAATTGAATTAAAACGCAACTACATTCCCATTAACATCGGAGAAATTAAACTCCAATTTGATACATCACTAGAGAATATCTCGCGCCTCGCAACGCTCCGGGAAGAGATCGCAGAACGCTTTAATAAATACCAGTTAGAGCTTATTGAACGATCCAATAACGGAGAGTTCGACGATCTAAAAGAGGGAGTTATTAACAAAGAAGTTATTGACGAAGCCTTTAAGATGCAGAAGAAAATGACGGAGATCAAGTATGATGTCTTATTCGGGAACGGTACCTTTGCTAAACTCTATGAACGTTATCCAGACCTTGACGCTTTGGATCATGCATTTGATGAGGTGGATACCATGCTGGGGGCTGAACTTGACCGTCTAGGCAAAGAGCGAGCTAAAGCATCGGGTGCGGTTGCTGAATCATTTGTAAAGAAAGCAAAAGCGAAGAAAACAAAGAAAACCAGCAAAAAATAACAAGGAGGAATGCTCATGAAATTAAATGAGCCTATACAGAACTCCTTTGAAGTAAACGGGCGCACTTATGAAGTGGACTGCTCCTTTGATCTGGTGCTTGACGTCTTTGAGATGTTTGATAACGAAGTCATGAACAATCTCGAGAAGATGCGTACAGCGGTTTTAATGATGACGGACGAAGCCTTGGACAATCCAGAGGATATCGTGGCCGTATGGGAATATATCGACGAGCATTTTTTAAAGACTAAAAAAGAGCGCGTGGTTTATGACCGGCACGGCAACCCTATGCCGGTAGCCAAGGACGAAGAAGATGATACACGTTTGATTGATTTTGAAGTAGACGCGCAGGAAATATATGCTAGCTTTGTGCAAGCGTATAACATCAACCTCTTTGAAGCACAAGGCCGGCTTACATGGCCCGAATTTATCGCGCTATTGAATGGTATGCCAGAGGGAACGGCTGTATCTCGATTAGTAGAGATACGGTCCTGGAAGCCCTCGAAAAACGATAGTAGCGAGTACAAGGTCAAAATGAGACGGCTACAGAACAAATATAGATTAGACGGAAAGGAGGGAGATGAATAATGGCAGATGGAAAAATAGTAATTGACGTCCAGGTTAACGGACGCAAACTTACAGAGTTATCAGATGCCTTGAAGCGTTTAGAGTCAGAAGCCCGAAGATCGGGCCAAGGTGTCAAAAGCGCTGGAGACGGTATCCAGGCTACTGGTGATAAGGCTCTAAGAGCTGGGCAAGGTTTCAAGCGTGCCGGTGACCGTATGGCCGAGGGTGCGAAGCTATCAGAAACCTCAAGTAACGGTTTTCGTCGCGCTGGTGACAAAATCAAAGAAAGCTCAGAGGTCGCCTCTAAGTCTGGGAATGGCTTTAAACGAGCAGGCGAGAAGATCAAGGAAAGCTCCGATCTAGCTGGACGCTCTGGCGATGGTTTTAAACAAGCCGGTCAGAAAGTAAAGGAAAGTTCTGACCTTGCCCAAAAATCTGGAGATGGTTTTAAACAGGCATCAAATAAAATCAAGTCAGCTAGTAATGAAGCTAGTTCTGGCGGTGAAGGCTTTAAACAAGCTGGACATAAAGTAAAAGCCTCTGGCGAGGAAGCCAAAGGCGGTGGAGCTGGTTTTAAAAAAGCTGGTGAAGATGCCAAGGCTGGCGGTGATAAAGCTGGGCAAGGTGCTAAAGGCTTTGAGAAGATCAAAGACGCGATCAAGAACTTTTCAGTCGGTGCGGTAGCCTTTAAAGCTGTCAGCTCTGCAATGAACCTTGTAAGCCAGTCAATGGATAAGGCTATTGACCGCTTTGATACCTTGCAACGGTTCCCTAAAGTCATGAAGTCTTTGGGGCATTCCTCTAAAGATGTAGCAGCATCTACTAAGCTACTTTCTGAGGGTATCGAGGGCTTACCAACAACGCTTGATACAGTTGTAAGTACCACTCAAAAACTAACCTCAATGACTGGTAACCTTAAACAGTCTACGAAGTTGACAATCGCCCTAAATAATGCCTTTCTTGCTTCTGGTGCATCTACAGAAGATGCAAGCCGTGGATTGCAACAGTACACCCAGATGTTATCAGCCGGTAAGGTTGATATGCAAAGCTGGAAGACCTTGCAAGAGACCATGCCTTACGCATTGCAGAAGACTGCTGAAAGTTTTGGCTTTGCTGGTGCATCAGCCCAGAAAGACTTCTACTCAGCTTTACAAGACGGTAAGATCACGTTTGATGATTTTAGTAAACGTCTGATTGAGTTGAATAAAGGCACAAACGGCTTTGCTGAAATGGCAAAGAAAAACTCAGAAGGTATCAAGACCTCTTTTGGTAACATCGTGAACGCGGTAGCAAAAGGGATCGCAAATGTCATTGCTGAGTTTGACAAGATGAGCAAGGCAGTTACTGGTAAGAGTATTGCTCAGAACCTTGATAGCATTAAAGGAGCAGTAAATAACACTTTTAATGTAATCATTAGTGTTATCCGTGGAGCTACACCAGTTGTTAAATCACTAGTGAGTGTACTAGGCTTTCTCAAACCTGTTTTAGATCCGCTTATCTCGGTATTCGCTGGTGTCGTAGGTGCGGTATTGCTCTTTAAAGGAGCTATGCTGGGGCTATCCATTATCAAGGGTATCGGTAGCCTAATTGGTACACTTATCACTTCCCTTGTATCCTTAACCAGTACATCACTTGTAGCCACGGGTGCTACTACTGGACTCGCTGGGGCTTTGGCAGCTCTATCATCTGGTGGAGTCTTTATCGTCGTTGGTGCTATCGCTGGTCTGGTGTCATGGTTGACGCAAGAAAGCGAAGAAACCAAAAAGGCGAAAGAGAAAGCAAAAGAATTCCAGCAATCCCTCGATGATCTACACGAAAGCATCAACAAAGGTAATGAAGCCTATAAAGACCGCAGAAATGAGATCCAAGCTACAGCCGAGGACAACGAGCGATTAGTCAAGAAAATCGACGAACTGAACGCGGTGGAGAACAAAACCGCAAGCCAGAAGAAAGAGCTTGCGTCAGCAGCAGAAACCCTTAATTCACGTATTGAGGGGTTGAATATCCAGTATGACAAGGCAACCGGCACAATCAACATGACAACGGACGCGATCCGTAAGCAAATTGAGATTGCCAAGGCATCGGCTGAGATTGAAGCTGCCAACGAGAGAATGGTCGAGAATGCCAAGAAGCGCCTTGAAATCAAGGATAAGATGAAGGAACTCGAGAAAGAGTACCAAGGTATTCTTGATAAGACTGAAAAAATAGAAGATGTTGCTTTTGTTGGCGGGAAAGTCCGAGATGGTATCAAGACAGAAGCCAAGAAGAGATACAACGAAGAAGTTAAGAAGTTACAGGACGATATCAAGAAAACTGAAGAGTCCGACAATGAATTAACGAATACAATCGTTAAGAATAACGAAGCCAAGGCCAAATCTACAGAAGATGCTTCTGGTCGTATAATCTATAACTTGACGACCATGAACGATGAGCAGAAGAAAGCTGTAGAGATGATGCAACAAGAGTTCGCAAATCTCAAAGGTGAAGTTCAGAACGCGTTCCAAGCTATTGAGCAACAGACAGCCTTATCTGCAGATCAAATGACCGCTAACTTGCAGAAGAACATCGACGCGGTTGATAAGTGGTCGCAGAACCTCGAAACGCTCGCTAAACGCGGGTTAGATCAAGGTCTTATTGAGCAAATGCGTAAGGCTGGTCCTAAAATGGCAGACCAAACGCAAGCCTTGGTAGATGCGTCCGATGAACAACTTGGACGACTCAATACAAAATGGACCGAGGCAGGAGATAAAGCTAAGGAAGGCTTCCTCCGTGGTATCCGGGCTACCGGTCAAGAGTTACCGCCCGAAATCGAAAGTATGGTAACTGCTATCGGTGATGAGTTCAGAAGCGCACTCGCTGATGCAGGCTTTGAAGTTAAAGGCCGTGAAGTACCTCAGAAAATCAGTGAGGGTATGCGGTCTGGGAAAGGCGATGTCCAACAGGCAGCGTCCGAAGTCACAGAGGCATCTAAGCAAGCCTTTAACAACTTGCCAACGGAAGCCAAGTACAGCGGATCACAGGTAAGCGGTCAGTATGCTCAAGGTATCACAGAAAACCAAGCATCGGCACAAGGAGCAGTAGAGGGCCTTAAAAACGCATCTCTAGGTGTTTTAGCTAACTTGTTCGGTGAGGGTCAAGCAAAAGGTGCTGAACTCGGCG